ACTCATCAAATATGATGAGCGAATCCTTGTCGCCAATCAGCCATTTGAATCGATTGCCAATCCATTGCCCGTAGTCCGTCTTGCCAGTACGCAACATTTCATAGTTGATGACTTCTGGCGGCTCGATGCCCATTTCCTCCGCGCACCGTTCCCAAAACCGCATCACAGGCTTTGGACACACCACCAATGCTGGCAAGTCCAGCGCGTGTTTGGTTGCCAGCGCGCAATAGGTCTTGCCTGTGCCTGTGTCTGAGGCATCCAGCGCATCGCGTGACCGATATAAGCTGCGAATCAGCTGTTTGGTGTGGTCGCGCTGAAACTCAAGCAAATGCGGTTCAATTTCTCGATACCGACTGGCAATTACTGCAACGTCTTTGCCTCCTTTTATCGTGGTATTCATACATCATTTTGTTCAGAAAATAAGTGGCAGACTATTTTTGGATGTCGGTGCGCCGCGGTCTGCCAGCGACGGTTGCCCCAACAACACCAACAATGTTTCTCAGCCGATGATTTTTCGGAGTATGACGTAAACCCCACGAAATTGCGTGACTGCCCACGTGCGCTCCATGAATGCATGGAATTTCCCCTTAATGAAGTTTTCGTCCATGACATCCACTTTCTTTTTGGACTTCGCTTTTCCCGATTTAACTTTCTTTTTGTGAATGCGCTCTTTGACTTCACGTGCAATTGCTGCTAAACGTGCGCCTTTTTTAAGGACTGCTTTCTTTTCAGCCGCCGTACCGTGTTCAGCTACGGCCAATGCCTGACGCGATTTGTAATCGGTTGTTTGCGTTTCCTCTGATAGCTTTTCGGCGGTGCGACCTTCGCCATCAGGGGCCTCTCCCCGCTGCGTTGATTTCGACGCAGCGGGAGCGAGTTCACCCTTTTTTAGCGTAGATTCCATGCGTTCTTTCGCTTGCTCTTTCAGCTTCGGGCCGCGCACGATTGCGCCGATCAGGGCGCGTTGATCATCGGTTAAATGGCGGCGAAACAAATTGCGCGAGAAGATTTCACTGGCGGGGTCAGCACCTTTGTACTGCTCCATTGTCGGCGTAATCTTCAATTCCTCGCAAGCCTGCATTCGGTGCAAGCCGTCGAGCAATACGCTCCCATCCATGAGAATGGGTTGTTTTTGACCGCGTTTATTGATGTCGTTCACCAAATCGCGATATTGATCGTCAGGCATTACCGGGAACAATTTCGCTGTCGGATGAACGGTGTATTTGACTGGTTTATACGTTGTTTTCATATACTTCAAACGTATAACACGGCGGCGATGAGCGCAATCATTCTTTTTGCGCATCTTTGTAGGCTTATTCGTTTTAACTCGCTTCATGTTGTTCTATCCATTGGGCTATGTCTTCGCCTAAAATCATGCCACCGTCGTTTTCGATGTTAGCGATAAATTCAAACTTGAACTCGTTATACCATCGCAATGCGATGCGTTCACTGCCGGTGGCATCCAGTAATATCGCCAATGCTAATTGAGCTGGCCCTCGCCCGATGTAACCAAACTCGAAGCCGACTGGCGAATGAGTGCGCAACTGTTGTGATGCGTATGGCGATAAGTCATATTGCGGCAGATCGTTTTCGATCACGCGCACGATGACTTCGCCGTATTGCCCTTCTTGTTGCTTAAGTCTATGAATATGATAATTTTTCATTGGTTAATTGTTTCTCTCTTCCCCAAAGCGGGGCGGGTTTTCGTCTCTCCCGCCCCGCGCTTTGTTTGTGTTTAGGATTCGACCGCTATTTCACCGTTATACATGATGCGGTGAGCATCACGCACAGTTTCAAGGTCGCGTTCAGCTATTGTTTTACCGTCGCCATGCTCTAGATCGCGTTGCTTGCGCATCGCATCGCCTGCATCAACGAGCAGTTCAGTGCTGACTTTGTTCGTGATGTTGTCACCGAACATTTTGATCGCTCGCTTCTTGGCCTTGGATATTGCGCCGCGAATGTCAGCCGCAACGAAGTCGCGAAATGCAACCCCGACTTCATCATAATTAACATCGCTGGCAAGCTTATTGTCAGCGAGCAATTTAATGAAGCGCGATGCTGCTTCCGCATCCAATGTCCTCATCCGAATGTGATTGTCCACGCGACCACTCCGCATGAACGCCTTGTTGATGCGCTCAGGGAAGTTTGTGGTGAACACCGTGATGACCTCGCAGTCCTTGGTGGCGATGCCATCCATTGTTTCGAGAATGTTGTTCATCTGATGATCACGATCACGACCGAATAACTCATCAATGTCCTCGACAAGCAGTACTGAACGGCCATTCTTGACCGCCAGCCGATATGCTTGAACGAACTGCTTGGGCGTTTTGAGGTAATAATACGTATAGCCGTGCTTCGCAGCAATACGCGCTGTTTTCGCGGCCATCAGCGTTTTGCCACAGCCATATGGCCCACTGCACAGCACGCCAATTTTGGTCGGTATGCCGTTTTTGCGCATTGCGTCGGGTCGCTCAATGACACCCCACACATCGGCTTCAAGCTCATGCTCTACGTCGCGTGGAAGTATCAACTGAACTTCGTTCGAAACATCGATAAATTTGGGCGCGCACTTCTGCGGGTTAAACCCATTGCCTTCCTCGACGTCCTCGACATAATCGAGGTCAAGCTCCACCGCTGAATGCCGGTAAATGCTCTCCTCAATCACGATCTTCTTCGCCAACGCGACAACTTCTGTGATCGATGGTTCAAACTTGCGTTTGATTTGGCCGGTGATGAGCAACGACATTGGATCGTCCTCTGGCACCGTCATGTCGATGTAGCCTCTTTCCCACGCTGGAGGATTCAATCGACCATAGGCGAATGTCTCGCTCCGGTTATATCCAATCTCGATGCTAATTCGAGTTGGCGGCTCCCATCCACCTAATGCCTGCACATAACCGAATGTCCGGTCAATCGCCTTGTTCAATGCCACAATGCAATCGAGTGGGTATCCCTCGATCCGCATCTTGACATTGACAATGGTTTCCTCCAACGCTTCAGCCTGATGCAAGGCTTCGTGCAGCTTTAAGAAGCTGTTCGCTTTGCATAGCAATTTACTGAATCGTGTGACTACAAATTGCGGCTCGATTTGTGCCGTGCCGCTTTCAACTATCAATTTATCTGTTTTCATTTTGGTTCCTTGTTGTTTGTTGTTGGTTCATTTCACAGCGTGCTTGATATAGAGATCAAACAGCGTGATGCGCAGCTCTGGCGATTTTGCATCCGATTTTAGATCGGGTTGCCAATGCTGCTCTTTGGCCTCATTGAATGCACGTTCCGAGAGCGGCCACATCGACGAAACGTGTGTTGAGCCGAGTTCGCCTTCTGGACATATCTCCGAGAATGCGTTGCCAAAGATGTAGCCGCGTTTGCGACTGTCCTTTAGCATTCGGCAGCCATCCCGGTAAGCGGCTAAATCCTCTTTCGAGAGTTCGCTTTCCGATTTGGCATTGTATGCTTCCAACTCTGAGCGGTTGGCGCGTTCTAGCGACCACGCCTCGCCAGCGATGAACAACCCATCTATAAGGGTGTCGATGTTGACGAAGTATTGGTCAGTCTGGCAATTGATCATGGCATGTTGCTGTGGCAATATTCGCGCATTGGCCGCATCTTCTGCCTTAGCCATATCTGCGAACATTTCGTCCATGTCTTTGTAGCCAAAGGAAATACTCATTCCTGGCCCTACTTTTTCATGCTTTATATGCTCATCACTCATACTGTTCCTTCCTTTCCATCTTCAAAAACCCAGCCAACCCATCTGTATTGCTGGCAATTGCATTCTAGTTGCAGACAGCCGCCGTGACCTTCGACAATGACACCGAGTTTCGACGCATATTGGTCTGGCCCATGTTCGGATTGCAAATGCCCACATGAGCATCGCTCATCTACGATCACACGACCGTCTTTTAGCTTTTTCTGTTTCATTTGTTCTTTTTCTTTTTTGGTTTGTAATCCCAATCATCACCGAACACCGTTGGATGTTCGGGTATGTAGGGACGTTTCGGTTTCGGCTGAAATCGCCTCAACCACTTTATGAATTGCTTGAGCGGCTCAGTATATTTTGAAGCCGCCACAATGTTCCAAGAACTCTGCGAACTCATACACCGTCTCCTTATCGAGTTGATACCAAGTTGTGATTGGTCGGCGCGTACCTGCGCCTTTACACCCACTACATTGCATTGTTTCATCCCTAATCATGAGAACGCCTGTGCCTTCACATGCAGTACACTTCTCATCTGGCAGTGCATCCATCTGTTTGTCGCGCTCGACGATGTATTCTGCTGTGCCACCATTTTTTAACTGGCCTCTGAGAATATGAGCCAAATGCTTTGAATCCAGATAGCTCAAGCCATCGCCATCATTGGTATGGCCATATTTGACTTTGGATGTCAGCGATGGAGCGACATACTCGCAGTAATTCCACAGCGGGTGCCAACCCCAAACGCTAGCACGGAAATATTCGCCAATTTCGTTATCAGGATTGTTTCCCGTTACGTCCATGCCCATTTTGTTTTCCTCCTTTCTCGTCATTGATCATTTTGTCGAGCGCAGGCTTCAATGCTCGCGTGATTGCTCGCGCTTGAAAACCGCGTCCCAAGTAACCCTCGTATTTGACCTCCATTGCGCTGGCCAGATACATGAGGAATTGGAGATTCCATATTCCCTCTAACTTATCGGCCACGCCTGTTGCGGTGAAGATCGTTTTCTTCGGGTCGCTTCGATCACTCTCATGGATTCGTACCGGCAATTGCCGTAAATCGAAACCCATTTCGGTGAACTTGTTGGATGCGAATATGCTCCACCCGTTGCCACCTTCTTCGTCAAGATATGTGCGTAATTTCTGCAAGTTGACGCCGAGCAGAAACTTTGGTCTATTAGTTTTTGTCATTTGTTCCTTGTTTGTTGTTGGCGCTGCCCCCGCTGAACTTGGTTAGGTTCGCGGGGGCAGCCCTGTTTTTACTTGTTGAGCTGTTTCTCGATCTTGTTAACCGACTTCTTGATGTTCTTCAGATGCGCCTTAACGATCTTGCGAAGATCGCCATCAGGCTGTGTGCCAACTACTTCATTTGCATCTAAGCGAATGTTCTCGAAGTGGTCTTTAAGTTTCTCTATGTTCATTAGTGTTTTCCTTTCTGTTTGTTTGGTTGGTTTATGTGGTGAACAGTTGCGGGTAAGCTCTGATTTCTTTTTGTGCCTTGTCATTGCTTGCCCCGTTTTGCTCGCGCCACATGATGTAAGCAATAGCCCGCATCTTGTAGAACGTATCCTTGTCACGCACGATCAGTGTTTGATACGGCGCAACTCGCCCAACGACTTCACAGCCGCTGAACTCCCGTTTCTGTTTGCTTTGCGGGTCATATGCGTTTCCGTCGATGTATTCCATCTGCTCAACCACTCGGTTAGAGATGGTTTTGACCGTGATGAGATGTGCCTCTTTTACGATAGGTAATCCATGCAACATCACTTCTGCCGAGATCACTTCGGCTTTCTTTGCTGGTTTTTCTTTGCTGTTGTTTTTCTTACTCATGGTTTGTTGGTTTCTAACTGTGCGCATAACCATCCTTCTCAATGCCGATGAAGATGCGTGCTCCGTGGAAGAATGTGCCGATGTAATTGTCATACATCGTCCATTCACTCCAGATGAACGGTTCTTCGTATCGTTTGCAGACGCGGATTGCTGATTTCGTCTGCTCCATTGTCCAGCCCTCAGGAATGAACGCTGGCGTTGATGTTGGTTGAAGATCGCGCTCAACGAGTTCAACCAAGTTGTTACTTTCTCGAACCAATGCCAGTTCCGTCTCAGCGTCCGCCTTATCGGCGAATACGCCATAGACGTAACCGGGATCGCCGATCACTACATATACCTTCATTGTATTCTCCAGTAGATCAGCAGCAGCATTATCCAGATCGCCACCAGCAGTCCTGCGACGGCTTTAAGCGATAGAATAAGAGTCTGCCACTGTTCCAATAGTAAGTTGTTCATTGTTGTTTTTCGATGCTGCATTTGCCCATTTGCTGACAGAATGTTGTGTCGCAAGCAGTGCATTGCAGATGGTTGTGTCCGTAAACGTCAAAGATGTGAAACGCATCGTTGCCGCAATTTGGACAGGTTATTACGAGGGCAGGATGCTCCCGCCCTTGGTGGTCTGTTACTGTCGTGTCCTTAGTGGTCATGGTTTTGCTTCTGTGCTATGGGCATTCCCCAATGGTTGAGCGCTCTGAATGCCTTGAATGACATCCAGATCACAGCCGTGTCGCCATCCGCATCTTTCATTGTGATGCGGAATTCGCCGCCAATGCCGCCGGTAGGACTTACCGTCATTTCTTCTTTTACGCCTTTGCCGATGTTTTTCTTAAATGTCCACAACGGCATTGTGCCTCGGGCATTCAGGATCTGAACGCCGCTTGGCTCATCTTCCTTTGACGGTTTGTCCCACGCATTTTTGCCATAGGTTTTTGTCTTGCGAACGACGCAAGGATGCGCCCGATTGGGCGATTGCTTCGCGTCGAGTTCATTCGGACGACCTCTCATCATCACCGCGATGCGGTCGGAGAAATCGTCGGTTGTTTCATATGAATGTGCTTTAAGCGAGCGCGGTCGCCGTTTGTTCTTGGTTTGTTTTTTCATAGTTCGGTTTCCATTCTTTCCGAATCCAATTGAGTTCCCAAAGCGCACGAAATCCGATAAACAGTTCTGAGGAACCGCCCGTCAGTTTCGTCACAGCTTCGGCAATATTTGGATTGTTCATGTGTTCATTGAATGCTCTCTCTGCTTGTTCTACTGGGTTCATTTTCCATTGTCCTTGTGACGATGCTGCCAGACTTTGTTCTCTCGCATCGTCATTGATTTGTGGCATGAGCGGTGCATCAGGCGAATGCCTTTGCTTTTTCCATTCTCATGCCGTTTAACATGGTCATAGGTGCCGCTGATATGATCGACCGTGAGGTCGTCAACATCAGACAGCAACCCATTGACCAATCGCTTTTTGCACTGGTGGCAGTTGACTTGCTCTTGCGCCCACCAATACACGCTCAGCCTAGCGCGATTCAGCTTGTTTCGTGTTGTATTAGTTGCAGCCATGTTCGTGTCCTAGCACATAGAGTTCGTAATAACCCAGTACCCATTCATAGGCTATCATCTTGTCTTTAGGCGAAGCATCGGAAGCACTGACGTGCGCTGTGAACTTGCATAAGTCCTCAAGAAACCGCTTTATATCACGCGGCATCGGCGTTGGTATCGCCGACTGGAAATCGAGGCCGTTGTTGCGCTTAATAATCTCAACAAGTTCGTTATCGAATGCGATGAGTTGCTTACTGCGCGGCTCGTCAGCGTTAGCTGCTGTCGCCGTGACCAATGCAATGATGAGAACCATTGCTGCTTTCTTAGCTATGCTCACTACCTTGTGGTAGTTCGCGAAGCCGAACTGGCGACATATCTCATTCACTCTGCGCACCCAATCATGGCCATTAGCGCTTAGGCTGAAATCGCCATTCTTGAATGAACGCATAAACTTCGCTTTCCTTAACCGCTCGATGCAATCCGCAGCGAACCAGCGCTGCATCGCGGGAGTGCGCTTCGGGGCCGCACTCAGGCCATTATTACTGTTTAGTTTTGTTTTCATTGTTGTTGGGTGCTCGTTTAGAGCGTTCGCCCCACGGCGCTTTTAACACTCGCGGGGCGTTGCGCTCTAGGCGCGCTCGATTTCGCCGCTGGCGTTTCTCCGAGTTGTGATCTGCCTCAGCAGTTTCCACGGAGGGTGCCCTGCCAGCGGTCGAAAGACCTCGGACTTGGTTATTTGCCGATGATTGCGTTGACAGCGATGGTGACGTGCTGACCTTTCACCTTCGCATCCGTGACGACGAAGCCGCTTGTGGTCGCGACGATGCGCGATTTGCCTGTCGATGATAGGCGCGGTGTGATCAGCGGAACGGTAATTACGAGCTTGCCGTTCTTAACAGCAGCTGTTGCATTTCCATTGGTATTGTTCATTGTCTTGTTTCTTTCTTGTTGTTGGGTTGCGAGCGACGCCATGATTGCGTCACTCAGGTTTATTACGTTGGGTTTCATTGTTACTTCGCTTCGATGCCGTTCTCTCGCAGAAAAGCGATCATTTCGGCCTTCGAACACAGCTGATCGTGTTCCAGCGTTAGCTGGAATTCTTGCAGGCCAACTGGCCCACGGGTTACGACCGCTGCCTGTCCGTAGCCACTCGCTACGAACAAGCGTTGCGCTGCATTAACTTCCGATATGTATTGGATTCGTATCTTCATTTTGGGTTTTCTTTCTGGGTTTTCTTTCTGTTGTTGTTGGGTTCACGCGGTTGCGTGATTGATGTGCTTGCAGGGTTTGTTATGACCCTTGTGGTAGATGAACGCGGGGCAATCGCACACCCACTTGCAACCGCGTTTTGTCAGCGTGTAGTGAACGCGCTTATCGCTCGCTGACCGGACGATAATGCGTTTCTTCCTGTAACTTAGGATCTTCATTGTGTTTGCTCAGCGAGGTTGCAATTCAACGACCACGAACTTCGTTGAGGATCGTCTGGCAAACTTGCGCAGCCGATCAGCTAGGCGCTTGCGATGCTTTCGCGCTGCGCCCAGCGATGAGAAGAAATGGCTTTCGCCGTTTCCATTTGGCCTGCAAATACTCCAGAATATTCCCTTTGGAATATCCATTGTGACAACCGCATAGGTTGGTTTCATAACTCTTTTCTTTCTTGGTTGGTGGCGAGTCGGCCACCGCGATCATGCTATGATGCTCATAACAGATGAGAAGGGCGGCTTGCTATCGCCGCCCCTGGTAACCTGTTATGTGATTACGTCGTTGACCTCTGGTCGCACTCCCTGCTTTCCTACTTTCGTTCGGCCTTTAAGCAGGCCAGCTTCGGCAGCACTCGTTGCGCTTGCTTGTCAACTTCATCGAATGAATACCGTTTTTCGTCGTGCCAGCCGTCACTCTACGTACTGGCATTTTCCGCACCTGCTCTCGCATTGTGTAACGCTCGCTTGTATAATGCTTTGAAATCGCTTTGCTTGCGTCAATGCGCACTGGGCTTTCCCTCGCGTAATTCTCCCGCCGCTGCCATGCTCCCTTGGTGGTGGCAGATCCCTCGGCTCATTCGATCAATTCTCTCGCCTTGCTTCGACCACGCTCTCTCCACTCACGTTAGATCGGCACAACCTTCTCCACTCGGTTGATTCATTCAGCGGCAATCGCTGTAGGTGGCTTCAGTTCTCAAGGTCCTTTCGCCACTCGCACTCGGTCGGGCACTTTCGATTTTCCGTGGGGCGCACCCACGTTCACGGAGACTTTCACTCCGGCCTTTTCAGTGATTTTTAACGTCACACCGCGGATGGTGTTTACGAGTCGTGGTCATCGCGCACCTTTCGAAACGCCGTTACGTGCAGCGGTTAATCTACTCGGATTTAGCTCGGCGGCTCGTTCACCTCCGGTGTTCGCGTTTTCATCGTCGCGTTCCCGCGTCATAATGATACTATCGAACAACATGATAAGATCGCACGATTCTGCATAGGGCGCAATTACGGATCGACATTTTATGTCGTTGAACCCCAACGACTTACGCATGCTTACGTCGGGGATGCAGCACCGCATGTCAGTAGGCGAGGGGGACGCACGCGGTGGTGCGCTACATGCGCGGTGGCGTGTATGTTATGGCTCGTGCGTGAGAGGTTTGACGCCTAAATTCTGCTCAATTGCTTCGACGTTTGATTGCGTGTGCCGCCACTCGCTCTTGAGCGTGGCGACATCGATTGCATTTTTGACCGATGCGCCCAACAACGTGATAAGCAACGTAATGATGATGCCGACGATTGCCTTGCTCCCATTGCTATTACTCATCGTACTCGCCTCGCACGGATTGCACCGAAGGCGTTTAGTGTAGAAGTAGCGAACACGGCCGAACAAACCAAATAGATAGTTGTCGTTGCCGAAATGCTTATGCGCTTCACTGGCGTCACCAAGGTGTTAATGTAGCTGCTGTTCGTTGGCGTAAATGTCGCAAACGAGAGACCTGAGTAATCGGGTTCACTGTATCCAGTGGAACTTGTCGATATAGCGGCCAATAATGCGGTTATTGCCGTAGTCGCGGTGTGCTTAAATCCTACTATTCCACTAACGTCCCAATCCCCTGCCGTAAGGCTCACACTGGTAACGCTTGCAACAACGTTAACACTAAGGCCCACGGCACTGCCAGAGGCAAGGCTTGCAGTTACAAATTCCCCCACATGACCGGCTGCCGCATCGCCGCCAGCGACAGTGCCTGTAACCCCTGTAACTGTCACCGTGATCGTTGTCGCCCCGTTCCCCGTGGCATCGCCGCTCAATGTAATGACTTGATTGCCTGTGAGATAAATGCCGCTGTAATCAGCCGCATTAGCCACAATATCGCCAGTACGAGTGAATACGCTCGTGACAGGCACAGCGATTGGAAATGTGATGTCTGAACCGCCACTGGCGTAACGCAGGACTAAATCAGCCCCACCGACCGCTCCCGCACGAATAACTACAGCCGGAGTCGTCGAATCCCCGACATTGATGACGAAGCATTGTGCTGGTGGTGATGCGCCAGCCATATTACAATAGCCATAGTTCGCCGAGCGTGCCTTGCTTTAGCAATACTCCACCTGCTCCACCTGCCCATTGCAACTGCAATGTGCCCGCCGTCGCCGCTGTCACGATCACGCCTTCCGAAACAGCAATGTAAGTATTACCTATGGCAACTGTGGTAGTGCTTTTTACGTTTACGGCAGCTGAAGTAATAACCCCTGAGTAGCATGAGGCGCTGCCTGCGGCAGCAAAGCCGTAAATATCAACTGCCAGAGATATTACCGTCGGCGTGGCAGGTGCAGTGACCGCAACCGTAAGACCAATCGTGGTTGCGCCTGCCTGATAAAGCATCACAAAACGCACGCCGTAGCGCGTGTTTGCTGCCAGCGAGAAGGCGAGTCCCGGCACATTCGTAAGCGTTCCCGCCGTTTCATTTGAAGTATCAGCTGTGAGCACTACACGCTGTTTTCCATAGAACCATTGATTGCTAAATTCATCGATGTAGAGCGGTTGGCCGCCTGTTGTCCATGCCGTGTTGCGTGTCGGCAACATGCCGTAACGAATCTTGTTTGCTGCTGGTGGGTTGAGAGTTGAAAGTTTGTTTTGCGTTAAGAGTGACATATTTCGTTTATCCTATTTCTAATCTTCCTCCTGCAAGAATTTCATACTCGACTCCAATTGGAATATCGAGTTCATCGGATATGTAAAGTGTAGAGCTTGGCTGAATATGAATCGTTGAAATGCCGCCAATCGATGTCGCGGGCGGCACGAATGGCGCAGTTCCTGTGATCGCAACATCGATGGTTTGAAATGCGCGTGACAAAAACTGCGCCCACATCAAATCACCGCCAGCGGGCAGCGGCAGACCGAGATTAGCAGTGAAGTCCTTCTGAATGACGTATTGGTCGCCGTTTGGATTTGTCGTGGACGGCTGATCCCAAGGCGCAACCAGAGTTAATTCCCAATTACCGCTGGCTGATACTCCCGGTTGCGTCACAGCGCTGACTTGGCGGGGTACTTGCGTAGAACCTAAAAGGCTAAAATAGACGGGTGAGCCGGTCTGAATTGCCGACTGTGCGCCGAGCCAGTTGTTGAATGCTGATGCAACGACGGTCGAGCTACCGTGTGTCACTGTGCATGTGCCGCTGCTAATTTGCATTTACTGTGGTTATCTCATAAGTGGTTCATGGCTGCAAGTCGCCTAAGATTTGGTGATGTAATTGTAAGTTGAAGTTTTCACGACGGAATCCGCGTACTTGGTGTTGGGCGTCGGGTCAAACGCGATTGATTGCAACACTCGATAGCCACCACTGATTGAAACAGTTGCTGGCAACGATGTCACAATTGTCCCGTTTACTGGGCTTGTTCGCGACGGGGTTGTGCCGTCAAGCGTATAGATAATGTTCGCGGTCACGGGTGGAGATGGGCAATCAACCGTCACCAATAGTGTCGAGCCGGATGCGTATGTGCTGTTGTCGGGATTATGTGTCGGCGTGGGCATTTGACCGGTGTATGTGGCATTTACGATCTGAGAATCTGTCCAGTTGGTCATAAACCCAATTGCCCGCAACTGTGTGCCGGGGACAGCAATTGAAACTGTTGCGCCTGATGTCACGGTTGTGCCGTGAGTCTCGCTCGGTGGCGAGCCATCAAGCGTATAGTTGATTGATGCTCCCTGCGTCGCGCAAGTAATGGTCACGATCACGGGGAAGCTGCTGTACCCACCGCCACTGGGCGAAAATGCTGGATTGGCGACTATCTGCGGACCCATGAATTGCACGCTGTGGACTGGAGAATTGTCACGGCCCCTGTGAAACGCAAAAGCTTTTAAATAGCCCGGCTGAGTTAATTGAACCACGGAGTTATTGGGCACAGTGGTTCCATTGGTGTTCGAAGGAATCGTGCCATCGGTTGTGTATATGAGATATGCATCACTTGGATCATAGCAACTGATGGTGACATTGATTGGATAATTAGCGAATGAGCCGCCCTTTGGCGCATAATCTGGCTCGGCACATGCCCCGCCTCCTATAAACTGGATTACGTAAACGCCGCTCGTAATGCTTGACACAGCGCCTGGCGGGCTTGGGGAGACAAATGCTAATGCCTGCAATGTGACTGGGCTGCTCGACTCACTTAATTGCAATATCACATAGTTCTGCGGATAGCCGTTTGCGGGCGTAGGCGTCGTGCCATCCTGCGTGGTTGACAGCCATGTTCCTGATGGACCTGTAACTTCCACCTTCAAAGCACCTGGATAATTGATCGTGTATGCGCCTGGTGGTGGGTTAAACGTCGGTGCGCCAATGTTGCCAGCGCCAATGGTATAATCGGCTTCCGAAAAAGCATTTTGTGTCTGGTCATTCTGGAGAACCGAATGCGCGTGCAGCGTTGCGGTCGCACTAACCGTCACAGGAGCAGTATAAGTATTCCACTTTCCCGGTGGCGTGCCTAACGTCGTAATGCAGTAAAAAAGATTGCACCCAGCTTGCTGTGAAATTGTCACGGTTTGCGCCGTAGGATAAGTGCCACCGGGAGGCGTAAATGTCGGTGGAATCACCCCGCCGCCGCTTGTAAAGCCAATAGAAACAATGCCCGAATACGTCCCAAAGCTATCGACTTCGGCTAGCCAATAATAGTACGTTCTGTTATCAGGCGGGAAATAAACGCCAGTCATCGAGCCGCCAGGAAATCGCGCTACAATATTAGTCGCATTCGGCGGGCCGCTTGGCGATGTCGTGGCGAAAAGAATCACATGATCAAGATCAGGGTCGTCCGGATTCGTCCACTGAAACACAAGGCCACCGCCGCCAGCAGGACCTTTCGTGACATTGGTCGGCTGGCCAGGTGGAGGATTTTCAACCGTAAGCGTGGAGTGTGGCGATTCGGTGCTGTCATTAAATTCCACGGCAACTTCTATCCGAAAAATGCGTATTGGCGATGCACCCTGACCATAAACCAGAATGGCTTGAGCCAGATTCATGTCCAACGTGTAGATAAACTCGCTGTCTGCTTGAAGGCTATCCTGCCCCGTCAGTGGATATAGCAATGTGGTGTCGTGATATATCCAGACTTTGAATCCAGTCGCCATCGCATCCCCGCTTGTGCCGCCTAGTGGTTTACCCACCGGTGGGAATGTTTGCGTGCTACCTAATTGTCCTGTGCCTGCCACACGCCAATCAAAATGGGCGTCCCGCGTCTGAAAAATCGCGTTTGTATTGCCGGGGTTGTAATGATTGCCCCCAAAAAGTTCAAGCCCTGTAACACCTGTGATGTGCGTTGGCGGCGAATCAACATGCTGCTCGCCATATAAAGGCGCACTGGTCGCGCCAAGTATATTGACCGCAAAAATTTTGAACTCATAGATGCCGTCATAAAAGTTCGGCGTGACATCAACTAGCCGGAATGTGGCTACATCTGTTTCAAACTCTCCTTGAGTGCCCAGCCAATTGCCATTGTCCTTGCGATACGTGGGACGATAACTGGCGAGATATGGGTCTGGACCGCGATTGTGGATAGTAAAATTAACACCACCGCCACCGACATTCTGCGACAACACTACCTGCGAGCTGCTTACAATGCTTTTGATGCTGCTATTTAGAGTAATTCCCGTACCCGAAACGATCTTTCCAACATCAGTCTGCGTGAAGCCAGCCGAATTAGAACTGAGTAAATTAGGCGAAGTCAATACGCCATCGGAATAGCTCGCATCGCCCTGAGACGACCATATCACTTCCAAATCCTGCCGGATATGACCGTCAGGCATGATGATTTGAATGACTGCCGCCTCAAAATTAACCGGCGGCATACATGCGCCGACAGGCGGTAACTGTGAAATTGGTGGAACATCCAGCGGATAATTGAAATCAACGAAGCCATATAGGCTTTTGTTATATTGCAACGCAGTGATCTCCAACGATGCGTCGTCTTTTATTATCACGCTGAGTACGCGAAATACCTCAGGCACAAGCAAATCGCCCAAAACAGGCGAAGCCGTTATGACCATTTGCCACAGACTGTCAGGGTCAGGAGCGTTCGGAAATGCCTGCGTGGCGATGGAGCTGACCGACTGCCCATTGCTAGGAGTCGTCACTGTTTCTGACACAAGTCCTTGCTGCGGGTCAACAAGGTAAAACTGATATGTGTTGCCAGTTTCCAGTACAATATTTCGATCAAGAATCATGTTTGTCGCCGTGCTGCCCGTTCGAATGCGCCCACTAAGCACTTTGCCTGCACGAAATGGGTCTTGAATTTGTATCAGTTGACCAGGTTTGATAAAGTAGCCTTCCAGCGCGGTGCTAAATATGACAGTATCGGTCAGCAACTTTTCTGCATATATCGCCCACAAGCCAATACGCCGCGCTTGACTGCGTCGTGCGCATCCAAACCCCGATATTGTAAGTTTCTGGATTGCGTTTGTGCGCGTGATTTGGTCATGGTCTTCAACGTACTCGGGCTTGACTTTGCCGTTATCAAGAAGATCGCTCCATGAAACTATTGCCACATTATGGCGAGCGCGCATCGATGTGCCTGAGTAATTGAATACGCCACCCGTTACATTGGCTGGTGAAAACATCCTGTATGCTGAGGTGTCGGTGGGCGCGTCTTGAACAGGTGTAACCGCGCCATTCACATATGCTACCGTCCCACGAAACATGCCTGCCATGTCTTGTAGCATTTTGATCGCATCTTCGGCCTTTTGTAGATAAAGATGACAAGTGAATCGCGCCTCAAAGTTACCAGCACCGTCATTCACGCCATGTTTGCCATTCGCGCCATAATCATCAGTTGTCCCATTCGGTCGGGCCATATATGCATCGCAGTATTGGGCCACGGTGAATAGCGTCCACTTGTCGATGTTGGCATCGATAAGCATGTGACCGAGTCCATAGCGATTATTTGTCGCCATGTCGTACCAACACCACGCTGGGTTATCTGACCATTCTGTCTTGAATGTGCCATCCCATACGCCGTTTGTGACACCCGGATGTCCATTTGTGAAATCGTAATGGCGCGGCCCAAACCCATAAGTTGTGCTGCCACGTGGGTAATAGTTTTTCGGTATCAAAACTTTGATACCCATGATGTGATATGCACGCGTAGGAATCGTTGTGAACTGCTTGGCATCAAGCGCAAATGCTATCAGCGCAGTATTCGGATATTGGAGTTTGCCCTCAGTCACTTGCGTGTATGACTGAACTGATGTTCTCGCCCTGATATTGCTGCCCAAATCATCGCCTGTCACTCGCATGATTGTTAGCTGCCAGCCAGGTTGAGGATTGGGCGGGGCTGGCTGGGGAATCTGTGAAAGATCAATTACATAGGTACGGACGTAGGCGCTAGATGCTTTTCCATTAACCGTATCGTCGATCACCAAAGTGCCATTACCCGGTTGGCCTTGTACCTGACAATAGAACTGCAAATGCACTTGAAACCCGTGTATATTGCCTGTGCTCATGTCTTGTTCTTCAAGACCATCAGGGAAAAGTATATCCACACGCAGACTATCAAGCGTTACGTCAGTAAACACTTGCACCCAAGATGTGTCATGCCGCACTTCCCTGCCGTCGCCGAATGTTACTTCAACCGCTGGAAAACCATCTACAAAGTCCTGACCTTGCGTTCCACTGCGCGCCTGAAATGAGAAATTCCTGTTATTTATATCACCGCCCAATTGCCAGTTAGCACTGTTATTGGTCTGATTTGCAGACGCACTCAGCGTGCAACTTGTAGTCGATTCAACAGAGATTATCGTCGTTGACCACGGATATATCTCGTTGCCGTTAGCATCCTTGCAATCTATCCACCGGAATTTATCTGGTGTTTTACCAGGCACGACATGCCCATTCTGATCGAGGTAAGTACGAAATGCATCCGTGCTAGTGGTGAATATTTGTGAGTTGATCGTGGTATGCCCATCGCTTCGTATGCCAGTCGCATTGCCAGCCTGCACCGGCGTACCATCCAAAAATACATCTGTCAGTGGCCATTGTGGATGAACAAAACCCTCGATTTCGCCTTCGCTGATCACATCGATGACGCGGGCAATTTGCTGCGTGGCAAGTGTATCTGGATCCTCATGCGCGCTGCCTTGCGAGCCACTGCCGCCCTTGCCACCGCCGCCACTTCCTGCAATGACCCTGCCATGAACTTGCTTCATAGTGGTGGATGTCCAGTGCCTCCGTGATCAGTATCATTGTGGCCACCACCACCGAGATTGCCTGAACCAATATCGTATGATCGAATTGAAGCCGCTATCACAGCCGAACCAACAATGGGTGCGCCATATGCCACAGGCACAGGCTCGCCCTGTGCCACTGTGTTTACGGGACCTGAGAATATGTAACTCGCTGTCCCTTTAGCCGCTGCAGTCGATGCTGCTGATGGCGAATGTTGTAATAACCTTGCCACACCACCTAGTGCCAGAGCTAGACCAAGGCTTGCCACCAATCCTACGGCCAGGCCGCCAATCGTCCCTACAGCCACCGCACCGGCAGGGAGGAGGTACGGCGCAGCGATAGCGGCTGCTATCAGCACTACTCCAGCCACAATTTCAAGCACACCTTTGGTGTCAGCGCCTTTTAACAGCGGCGTGATTGTCACCGTGTCGCCGATGAAACCAAATGCGAGCATATCGGCTCCGAAACCACGCTCATTAACTTGGAGATGATAGCCTTGCATCTCCGATTCCAACTCCAAAATGTAATCCAGCAGACCACCTTTCAACGTGTCTATTGCTTTTAGTGCCTCGGCTGGTGATCGGGCATCCAGCTTCCATTCCCTGCCAAATTTTCGACCCAATTTTCCTCTAAGAATAATCGTGATCATAACACCATTACTTCCATTTCTTTAACAGTCGGCTTGAGCAAACTTTTATGCCTGTAAAATCCGACCGTGTTTTTGGCGTAATAACCCTGCTCGCAAATATAAGGATGCAAACCGCTTAAATGCGCCTGTGGATGATGCAGCATCAAACCGTCACCGATATAAATGGCGATGTGATTCGGGACGCGGGCGCGCAATTGCATCAGGATCAGATCATGCTCCTGCAATGGCGGGGACACCTGAACGAAATCATTCTTGGGAAGATTCATTGTGTATAAATCGCTGCCCGTATGCGCCCAATTCGGCGTGTAACTAATCAATGGCAGCTTGATGCCAAGCTTTTCAAGATAATAGTCGCGAACAAGCGAATAACAGTCCATGACGCCATAGACGAATGGTCTGCCAATCAGATCGGCTTTCCATCCGGTCGGTTTGTATATCGACCATGTGTCGTGGAACGTGTCGCCGTCCTTGCACAAAGAAATCGTGATGATCGCCAACTCATGTGTTTCAGCCGTCGTCATGTCGGCAGTGGTCGCCTGCGGCGAACCTTCACAATGCGAGTGATATACGGCTAACACATCGCCATTATCTTCTGCATATCCATAGTCCTCTGGATGCAGCACAAAATTGTGGCGCGGGCGATCAGACACATTTCGACCGCAAATCACTTCCTGCTTTTCGCCTTTACGAATTATTACGCCGCAGCACTCATTCGGGTACATCGCCTTCGCATGAGTGAGCATGAAGTTTTTGGATTGTTCCACATCGATCATTGTTCATCTAACTGTATATCCTGATTTATGCCCAAAATAGGCGCACACCATTCAACGCCGCTGCGGCGTTGAGAATGAAAGTCGTAACACTCACGTCCAAGCCAATCGATGTCGAATCGGTCTTGTGGATCGCCACACCTGTATCGGCCGCTACGCCTTTTAGTTTGATCAAAGTCGTGTTAGGCCGCCCATATATGGTGAAGGGGAGAGCGCTGCCAGTCGCAGTGGCATTCTGCGATAATGTGACGGATATGGTGCTTTGCACGCTCAAAATTACCGTACTGGCAGGGATATTGGTGCCGGTAATTGTTTTGCCAACATCACTCGATGTAAAGCCCGCCTGCGCTGCGCTTCCAAAAATGGCACTATTGATCGTAGTCGAGCCATCTGTGCCGCTAAAATTGACTAGGGGCATGACAATCGTGCAGGCAGCCGATGCACTTCCACCCGCATGAGGCACGGTGATTGTATTGTCGCCGCTGACAAGATCTTTGGACTCCAATTGACCAGGCGCATTTGTATTTGGCGCTGCAATATGACTGTTCGAACCGGTCACATCGCCTGAGTAGGTCGTGGACATTGCTCGTTGTGCCTGAACACTCATTGGTCTGTTATATAATCAACCGTCATCCTATTGCAATTTGTTTGCGCCAGGAAACCCGCCGTAGGGCAACGGATTAGTCGTGCCAAAATGCAACTGACAATCGCCCAGCTTTTTTAGACAAACATCCAGCATCCAGTAATTCTCGTTGTAAACCGTGATCACATTGTTGGTGGTAATCGTGTGCGCCGCTTTGCAGACTGCATAGATGCGTATGTTGTTGACCACCACATAGACGTAATCGTTCACAGCATATGAGGTACCTGCTGTTCCGACCCATGCACCGCGACTTGCGCCGAGTGTAAACGTGTTGCCTAATCGGTTCTGCACCGGATTGCCCGTGTAACCGCATTCAGTGGCGCGGTATATCCACGGGCATGATGTCGCCATGATCGGGCGACGCGGAGTTAAAACGCCTTCCGCATCCATGCCCGTAGCTAAATCAAATGAGCACATCGTATTGGTTTCAACTGTTTTCCGGTCAATTACAAAAATCATCGGCGTAAATTCTTTGTATGGCGGCCCGTGCTCAATGCCGTCATCAAGATAAATTGAGTACGTAAGCCGCTGCGTAAGCGTCCCGCCTACAAAATTGTCGAACTCACGCAACAAAGCGCTAATACCACTGGCAATATTGCTTACACTAATGCGTGGGCGCGGCTGTGTGCCTTGCGTGTTCCACTCAAATCCTTCGGCTTTGATCGGGTATGGATTGTATTGGTTGCCGCGATAATTTATCACCGAGATTCCTTGCGTCACGCGACCTGCTATCGTGAATGACAAATTTGTGCCGGTCCCCGTTGTGCTTAGTGACAATGTGATAGTGGTGGCATTCGCTACGGAAAGAATAGTCGTGCCGTGAGGAATCAAAAATCCTGTAATTGTCAGACCGACATCGCTTTGAGCGAAATTTGCAGTGGCTGAACTATAGGCAGTAGTGCCAGTACAATTGCCATCGTAAAAAGTTAGATTTTGCGCGCCAGCGGAAGCGCCTTCATGGAAATACCAGATGACACCGGGATTGCCCGTAAAAGCCGAGATTTTCTGCGTCAGATCAAGCTCATAAAGCCTGATGAGCACTCCCGGTTCCAACCATCGTGAGCGTTGTTCAGGTGTAGTCGGCATATCATACAGGCACTTGCTGAAAAAGCGCTTTTATCCCGCGAACCCGCCCATCGGCGAAGATGTAATTCCATTCAGGACAGATATAAAACGATTGTGGCAACGTGTCGTATGGCGTCGGCGCAACCCATATGAACTTCTGATACCCTTGTAAGCCGCGAAAAAAGTTATCTAGGTCTTGTGCATTAGCCTGCCCTGTTGCATCTGGATAGGCGGGAATTGGATCCCAAAATACTTCCCATTGCAGTAGCATATTATTGATGCCATCGGCGGTTAATTGTATGTAGCCATCGCCAAACTGACCGCGCAATACGCGTGGAGTTAACTTTGCATTGGTAGCGGTGGTAGGACACCAAGTTGAAGGGAATGTAGTAGCCATATTTATGATCTTGCTGAGTACGGCGTGTAAAGCTGACCGCCTGAGCGTTGCTGCTTGCTGATTTGCGCCTGCACCACAACGTTGATTAGGCGAGCCATTTCTTTCGCGTCGGCTGCATTTGTGCCTGTCGCTTTTGTCGTGGCCTGATTATTAACGACGTTTACTGACACATTAGTGTTGTTTGCCGTGATGTTTGGGGCAGCCGGTGCGAGCGCTGCCATTTGCGCTGGCGTAAATACGCCTTCGCCAGCGGCGACCGTGCCGCCTGACTGATATTCATGCCAATAATCAACGATGCCGCCGCCATGCAATGCACGCACACCGAGTCCTCCTTGAAGAGCGCCTCCACCACCGCCTCCTGCTGCCGCCCATGCCGCCTGTCGTTCCTGGAGCGTCATGCCAACCCACGGAGACACCCATACATCCGGCGAACCATATTGCCCCATGCGTAGGCTGTATCCACCGCCTTCGCCACCTAATCCACCCACGTTTCCACCAGGAGTACCCGACACGCCATACACCAATCCCATCGTTCCCATCGGTTGCGCAAATTGACTGGTTGGGCTAATGAGCGGCCCAAACGTGCCACTGCCAGCACCACCTAAGGCAACACTCGAGCCACCGTAACCTACCCCAAGACTGCCAGTGCCAAGCGTTGTCGTCCAGTCATAGCTAACTGGGACACCTACATTGCTGATCGTTGTGCCTGCACCGCTTTGAGCGACAAGTCGGGCTATGCGAGCTTGTTGTGTAGGCGTAAGCGCGCCGCCCCCTGCTTGGGCTGCTGGCCCAGCCGTTACGGTGGTAGGAGCAAGTTCCCCAGGCGCTTGAAGAAATGAAGAATACGATTGGCCGAGCGTGAATCCCTGAGCTCCTCCTTCTTCTGGCGGTATATTCGCATATGGAGACTCCGCACCTGGCATCCCGGCTAATTCCGCAGGCGACACCGTAGGCGGCGTCATTTCTTCAGCCGTAGAAGGCGCAATCAATGTGCCTATATCTTGCGTACCTGACGGATAATACGTGACCTCTTGGCCGAGCGCCGGATAATAAAAGCTTTGACCAGGTTGTATTCCCAAACCGGCAACAGCACTTGGATCAAGAAATACCGCAGGCGGCCCTGTGACATTGGGCGTTATAGCACCCACAGATATAGGCGTCGATTCCACAACGATTTCGGGTGTCGTAGCCATGCCAGTTGGAGGGGATACTTCAGCTACTGGGGTGCCTGTGGGTAACGACTGTTCTCCTGGTACACCGATGTTCTGAATTGTCGTGCCTTGCCCGGATGTCTGAACAAGACTCTGGATATAGGCTTCTTGATTCGCGTTTAGAGTACTGGCTTGCGTAGCACCCGACAAAACTGAGTTAATCGTCGATTGTGTTGGCGCGACATAAATGGTCCTGCTATCAGGACTAACATACATCGTCGCGCTACCATAAGCATTTTGCATCGCCCAATAGAGTCCCTGCGCAGTGCCAAAATCACCAGGACGACATGCAATACAACCTTCTGTAACAAGCCTTTGAACAGACTCTTTCTGTGCCGAACTGGGACTAGCAGGAGCAAACTCATGCACCCATGTGCCTCGCTGCGCTGCCCTTCCACCAAACAACATAGCGCCACGAGGCCATTGCCTCGCTGCACTCGCACCACCACCAGCCTCATAAAAAGCTCTTCTAGCTTGCGGCGATACAAATGTGATTGGTCCAGGACGTCCAGGGGCGCCACCGGGAGTTGAACCGACAAATTGATAAGAGCCAGGATCAAAAGGCCTATGACCACCAACCCCGCCGGTTCCATACGGCATCGCTACCATTTCGCCGCTCGGATAAATAAAATACAACGTCCCACCTATGTACCGGTAATCACCGCGACGACCACCACGTTGCATTCCTACTGTGTCAACTTCGCCGCCAAATCCACGGTTAATATCCGATAGTCGGTCATAGCCGTATTGTTTTGCTGCGTCACGGCTGACAACAAATTCACCCGGTTCTAACAACGATGGAACACGGTCGCCATCACCCGACCCACCGACACGACCACCACGTTGAGCAGCGAGAGCAGGAGTTATAGGACCGGCAGGATAACCAGCTTGTCCCCCATACCAACCCGTCGCGCCGCCACCTATGCCAAAGTAACTGCCAACGGCGTTAAGTAATGGTCGAACAATTAACAGCTCAATGACCATCTTTTCGATGTCTTTGACGATTGCCAAGGCCATGTCATGGAAACCGGCTGACAACGATTTAGTGCCATCTAGTATGTCAGCTAAATTACTACCCACATTGGTAGCTATCGAGTCACCTATCCTGGTAAAAATATTGATGGCATTGGTTTCAAATGTGCCCATTGAGTCAGCCATCTTCTGCATCCCCGTCTGAAACACCTGCGCCATCGTAGCCGATCCCGACTTAGCCGCAGTCTCTACATCCTTGATAGCGCGATCAGCTGCCTCACGCCATGCTAACCACAAAGCACGTTGCTGCTCACTAGGCGACAAACCTGGTAACAACTTGGCAACATCGCGCATTGGGTCGCCCAATCCCTTGATCGCTTTCTCAAGGTTTTGCATCTCATGGTACTGCCGCGATGTTGCGTCAGTCGAGTATTGCTGAATTTTGACGTATTGCGCCCAATAATCGACAAACACCTTCGCATCGGCACCAAACTCTTTCATCGTTTTCTTAGTTCTATCCAAGCCAAGATTGAAATTCGTCAAATCAACCGCGCCTTGTTTGGCCTCATTCCTAACAGCCTGTATGCCTTGAGCGGCACTTTGTCCTTGCTGCTGTACTTGCACACCCGGCGGTGCAATTGCCATTGGCGGTGTTACACCTTGTGCTTGTTCTTGTTGTTTTAGCCTGTTGATTTCAGCTAATACACCTTGATCTTCAGGTGATGCCGCAGGTCCGGTTGGTACTGTCTTTCCTCGCAATGAGTCCCATATTCGAGTGAAGATTTCTGTCCACGTTATCATTTTAGCTAACTCGTCAGAAATCGCCCCTAGCAATTTATATACCGTTGTTAATCCACCCACCATAGCTGTAAGCGCACCAGCTATTGATTTCCCCCATTGGTCTGAATTGGGGATGAGAACATTTTGTATCCAATCGCTGATTTGCTTGAGAATCCCTTGGAACGCGATGTCAGGCTTCTTCCCCAACTTCTCCAGAAATATCTCCCACAAATCGGATATTCCTTTAAGACCGCCAGAAAATGAATTTTGAGTGTCAACGATGGACTTGCCAAATTTACCGTTGGCTTCGGCTGCATTTTCCAACGCTTTAATGATAATTCCCATGCGCTCCTGCGGTGTTAGATCCCGGAACTTGTTCATCCAATCAGCGGTAGCCACACCAGCTTTCGCCATCTCCTCTTGGATTTGTCGCAATAAAACTTGTGTGGCAGGTCCACCAGTACCCATGCGAATATAGCCTTCGCCTAAACGCCTCACCGCATCCGCCATTTGGCTTGTGGGAACTTGTGCCGCTGCAGCCGCAGCGGCTGTATCCGATGTCAACCGAGCGACATCCTTAATGTTTGCCCCCATCAATAGCCAGTCTTCTGCGGCCTTGCGCAAATCTTCCGGCGGGAAAATCTTTGCCTCAGTCGCGAACCGTTGAAGCAGTTCCAATTGCTTTTGTGCTTCCTGCGCATTGCCACTTAGCGTCGTTAAAAGGCGCAGGAAATCCTGCTCCTTGGCCGCAGCCAGCATTGCTTCTTTCACAAGATCGATGCCTTTTTTCAGCAACTCGTATGCAGCCACAGCAGCAGTGATGATAACAATGAGTGCGCCGATTCCAGCCGCGTACGCCGCAATACTTCCAGCCGCAGTGGCCATTGTGCTATTCTGTAATTGCTGTAATTGCGTCACCGCGGCTGTGTCTTGCGCCAATTGCTTCTCCGTAGCTGACAACTCTTTTTGTTTCTGTGAAAGATTCGATGTGGCCGTCTCAGCTTCTTTCATCTCTTGCTGATAACCAGCTGCGGGACCGTATGCCGCTTGTGCAGGTGACAACTTTTGCCCAATCCAAGGCTGAACTCCCGAAGGAAGTCTGGCCATAGCCGTATTAGCTTCTTGTTGTGCTACGGCTACAGCCTTTTGTGCCTCTGCAAGAGCTAATGAGCCTTCTCGCACGCGAGCTTGTGCTTGCTGTAATTCTTGAAGCACAGATGAGTATCTCCCCGTTGAAATTATGCCCTCATTTTGCGCTTGGCTAAGTCTCAGATGCGCCTCTTTAGTTCGATCTGACCAGCCAGCAAATTGCTGCAAATTAGTGACCGCCGACGCCAATCCGCTCGCCATCTGATTTGTGCCAGCGAAAAATGGCCCCATAGCCGCTGTAGTTGTTACCAACGATGATGATAAGGATGAGAGCGATGTTAGCATTGGATTCATCGCCGTAGCCGTTTGCCCCAATGAATTAACAAACTGCGTGTGCGAAGCCACATGCTGCGTCATCGCACTCGCAGAATTTTGAAACGACTGTTGAACTGCTTGCTGGCTTTGCCGTACCTTTACCGACATTCCTTCATGGGCGTCAGCAATTTGCTTTAACGAATCAATGACCTTTGGGGCGTCAGTCGTATCCCCTTCTATCTTGATCGTGACCGTATAAGCATCCATTAGTGTTTAATATCTTTCGATTTTTTCCTGGTATCCGACAACTTTGTATAGTAATCGATCAACACTTTGTCGAGTTCGATCATCCAGTCACAGAATTCCTCCAACGCCATGTATTCAGCCACGGCGTAAATCCTGTAATACGCCTCGATTTGTGTTAAAGGGATGGAAGCAGGGATCTCGCTAAATGCTGGAAGTCGGTGACGGCTTAATGCGAAGAAATGCACGAGCATCATCTTCAACTCCGGCAATAGCGTTACATCAGGCCGCTCCAATAGGGTCTGAACTTCGAATCCCGCTTGTTCCATGTCCAGCAACGCTGGCAGATCCTTCATTCTCTCCAATAGCCATGTCAGTGCTGCTTTTGGTGTCTGCCAACGGTGAGCTGGCCTCCTCTCCACCTTCGGGCTGGAAGTTGCTTAAGTTGTTAGCCTCAGCGAATATGAAGTCGCGCAACTCAGGCGAACGCTTCAACCACCAGTCAGCATTCATCCGACTGAATGGAAAATCTGCTTGTGCCTTTGTTATGCCTCGCCAATTGAGCAATACCGTGTCAATCATCGCTTCAATTGTCACAGCATCCGCTTCGGCTGCTGTCAATTCACGGCCACGGTTTTTGCGCCGTTCACGCGCACTTAATTTGCCAATCTTGTCACGGTATTTTTTGCGACCCGAATAAGCGATCAGAAACTCCGCACCATCGCGGAATGGAATCCAAATGCCTGTTTCCTGCATCGATTCATCTGCAATAACCTCATCAATGTCCATATCTGTTTGTCCTTTCTCATGTGTTCATTCCCCGCTGGGTCGAAATCGACCCAGCGGGGATTATTATCTGCGCCTGCGCTTTCGCACAGGACGCCGAAATCCACCCGTAGCGTAATACGCTACAACTTGCCGTCGAGTAAAAATTCTGCCACTTGGACTGCGATATTTGCCACGGTTGCGGCCACGGTTTATGCGTCGGAATGGCATCTATTGCGCAATGTCCGCGTCAATTGTCCTGTGAATTGCTTGGCTCGATCCTCGACCGATTGTCACATCGATAGGCATCTCAGGATGCGCTTTCACGTGGATATACCAGTCCTTGTTCGCGCATCCAATCACCAATATCGCTGAACACAACAGGATCAGCCATTTCACTATCTCCTCCGTTTTCGGCGACGAAACCGCGCCGCTATTTTAGGCGAGGTGCTTCTTCTACCGTGGGCGTATTTGGGAAGTTTACCCTTATTGGCAAAATGATGGCGATGCGCCCAATCTGAGCCGAATTGCGAAAAGATGAATCCCCGCTGCTTCTGGCTAGTAGCTGCAGGCATGTTACAGAGTCGGCTTCAATATCTTGATGCCGATAATGATGAAAAGCACCAGCGTAACAACTGAGTTCGCTCGCGGATACCATGTCCAAGATGGCGATGCAAAAGCACCAACTAAAATCAGCACCAGTAGCACCCAATAGATGATAGTCAGTAAACCCATTAGCGTTTTCCTTTCCTTCTCAATCGTGCCCTTAGCGCCTTAGATTTGGGG